GGGACGGGGTAACAGATGCTACTCCAGGCGGAACTATTTATGACTTTGATGATATTTCAGGATCGTCTGGAGTCGTATTAAATAATATAGGAGGCTCAGTCTATGGAATTACAACAAATACTTTTAAATCGTTATGTAGTACAAGCTCAAACAGTGGTCTCCTTTGTCTTTTATACGGCGATCAAGACACTGGTACTTATGTTGCTAAAATGCCTAGTGATGCCGATAATTTTGATAGTGAAGAAGCAGGTAATACGCTTTCAGCACCTCATGAAAATCACTTCTACACAAATTCAATATTAATAAAATTTGATTCAGCTAAAGTTATAAAGAAAATTAATTTCTATAGTGACAATAAAATGGGTTGGACTCCTCCCTTAAAGATTTTATTGGATGGTAATGTTATCGCTAGAGATGCAGCACATTTTGTAGATCCTCCATCTAGCTCATACTATTCTGGCAATAGAATGGCTACATTCGAGTTTACTTAACTAAAAAACTATGTACGCAAAAATAAAAGATGGATCAGTTGAAAAGTATCCTTACTCGATCACTGATTTAAAACAAGACAACCCTAACGTCTCTTTTCCAAAAGCATTAGATTCTACTGTATTAAATTCTTTTGGAACGTATAAAGTCGTAATAGATAGCAGTCCAACTTACAACTCAGTTACTCAAACAATAAATAAGAAGACCATACCTGAGTTAGTAAGTGGAGTCTGGACATTAAAGTGGGAAACAAAAGATAAACCTCAAGAAGATATTGATCAAGAAAAATTAGATAGTCAAGATGATATTAGATCTGAAAGAAACAGTAGATTAGCTTCTTATGACTGGACTGTAATCGCTGATGCACCTTTGTCTACTGATATGGTCGCTAAGTGGAAAACTTATAGACAAGAGCTAAGAGATATAACAAAACAAAGTACTTTTAGTGAAGCCGTACCTAGTGTTACATGGCCTACAAAACCTAGTTAATTTTTATATGACGATAGAAGTAATTGACGATTTTATAAGTGAAGAGTATTACAAACCAATAGTTGAGACTATACATTCAAAAGAATTTCCTTGGTTTTACAATTTTGGTAAAGTTAATAAAGGTGATGGTTTAATGCAATTCACTCATGTTTTCTACAGAGGTGTTGGTATTAACAGTAATTGGTTGAAATTATTAGCACCTATTTATGACAATTTGGGAGTTACTGCACCTATAAAAATAAAAGCAAATACTACTTTTGGGATGCCAAGCAAATTTCAAACAGAATTTCATGTAGATGGTGTTGGTCAGGATTTAACACATAGAAAAACAGCTATCTTTTACTTATCAGATACAAACGGACCAACACTTTTTAAAGATCCTGAGCAAGAAGTTGAATGTAAACAAAATCGTATAGTTAAATTCGACGCAACTCATGAACATGCTGGAGTTTTACATGAAGGTGATCCCTCTAGCCGACGCATTGTAATTAATTTCAATTATTACTAGGTCAGACCATCGTGCTGGCCGAACAGGTCAGGGATAGACAGTAGGTTTATAATTTGGGAGCAATGTATTATTTTTATGTCTGATCGCAATCAACTTGCACAAGAAAAAGCAGGTTTAGTTAAACAAGTAGAAGATATTGTTGCTGATTACAATAAGCAATCTGCTGAATTGTTGAAAGATTTAAACACTACAACCCAAGCCAGTATTGATCCTTTAAATAAAAGAATACAAGAGATCAATGCAGAGATTTTATCTTCTGTAGATCAAGAAGCTGGCCTTGGTGGTGAGGCTTGCCCTGCATGATAAAAATTCTTACTTACATCAATACAGCCTTACTTGGTTTGGCTGTATCTGTTGGTGCGTTGGCTTATTTTCAACGTGGCAAAATTACTGAATCAATAATGAGTGAAGTGCAAAAGCAATTGCCTTCTCTTGTTAAAGGAGCAATGCCATCAATACCAAGCGTTCCATCATCAACTGGTTCTGTGCTTCCTTTTAAATGATTCAATTCAAGTCATTTAACGGCCTGACTTCTTTAGTATTAGGCGGTGGTTTAATTGCTACGAACTTTATGAGTCTTTCTTTGTTGGCTCGTAAAGATAGTGGCATACCTGACATATCAAAGCTTTCTAGCACTCCTTATAGTTCAATTCAAATCAGGAGCGAAGTTAAGCCTGACGGTGCTGAGGAGTGGATGTTTAATTCTAAGCAACACGATCCAAAGTTAGTAACAACTATTGTTGATGACTCCAAGCCTACGTTTAATGGTGGAGTTAAAAAGAGATATACACATAAACAGGACGTAGCTCAATTTGCAATTTTCCCTAAAGGAGAGGGTGGGACACTTACAGCAAAACAGATTGAATGTATTGAAAAACAAGCTCAAGGTAGAAGTAATGGACAGATGATTGCTGATGCTGGATCGGTTCAGGTGACACCAGCCTTGGCAGGGGTTCCAATTGTAGGGCCAGTATTAGCAGGAATATTTTTTGGTCAAGCTAGAAAACAAGTAGGAAATGTTGCAAGTGATCTTGCTGGTCAATGGAACGACTGCTAAATGGAAATAGAAGATATTTCTGTTAGGGAGATACCTGAAGCTTCAATAGATACAACATTTATTTCTACACCTGATCCTGTAATACCTAACAACATAGGTTTCCCAATTATTCAAATGCCTGGCTGTGTAAGGGCTAGGACATTAACGAATAAAAATCTTGTAACTTCAGATCCATCGGGGAACTTTTATGTCTGTGATGGCAATATGCCAACGCTTGAAAGTATGGCTGTTGACTGGGACGGATTTACTGCTATTGAACCTGAGCAAGAAGAAGTAGAAGTAAAGCCACCAACTCCTAAAATTGTTGCTCCTGTCCTGCCAAAGAAATCAAAAAGGAATAAGAGAAAGGAAGTGGAAGAAAAGGATGGCGAAAATAACGAGGAGGGAAATACCGATGTAGGACAACAAGATCTAAAAACTCCAACTATTGATGGAGAGTTTATTGTAGATAAATTACCTTGCCCACCTTTAGACACACTTGCTAAAACTCCTGTTGGTTCGTTAGGTAAGGGAGGACTTGCAAGAATTAAAGGTTGGAAAAGAGATGAACTTACAGGTAAATGTGAAACAGTATGGGAAGGCTTGAACCCGATTGAAATAGCAGGGAATTACGCTCCACAACCAACAGTCCTTGTTAATACATCTGCTATTGCTATTACGTCAGTTATTGGTGTTACTGTCATTGGTCAGCCGATAGCTAAGCTTTTTCAAAAACAAATTAAAGGGCAAGTTAAAAGCTTATCTAAGAAAATTACTAAAAAGTTGTTAGCTATTCGAGGGAAGAAGCCTCCTGTAAAGTCCCTCGCTGATAGGAGAAAGGAGCAGAGGGATTCTCGGAAATAGAGTGTTTATGATCTGGCAATGTATTAGGAGGATTAACTAATCGAACATCTTCACAAACAACATAACTAGGACTATCTTTTGCGTACATAACACCGAGTTTTAATTGCTCTGCACAGACTTTTAAACGTCCCAAAGCATAATCTAATTTTTTGGCTTTGTAGGCTTGTTCTAAATATTTAACACGGGTATTCATAGCAGCAACGCATCTATTAGTCATACGGCGATCTAACGGCACAGCAACCGTGGCAGTTATACCGTAATTGAAGCTTAAGTTATTACGTGCTTGACCAGTTCGGATAGGCTTAGTGAAGAGGATTCCCCCAGGATTGACTAAATTACCGTCTTCATCTGTACGGTCATCATATACATTTTCTTGGTACGTTGGCTCAAAAGGATCTTTCCAAGTGTTGACTTTAGAGATGAAGGGATTAATGGTAAGAGTCGTTCCGCTGCAACGGATTCCGTCACCTACTTCTTGAAACATAAAGCTACCTTGGCTCACACTGATTCCCTGGTTAATCACGGACCCACTACTTGTGGCTTGAGGAGACGCTATTGTTGTACTGTTAGCAAGAACTTGCTGACTAAATGTTATTGAGTAAAGACAGATACCGATTCCACAATAGAGTCTGTTGTTGTGGTTCGGTTTATTGTTGTTACGTTTGAAAGACCTGGATTTGATAGGGTTTCTGTGAATGAAAAAGCGTTGCCAGCCGTTTTGATTCCCCAGTCGGGTTTGTTTGCTGGTGTTACATCTACTGATGTCCATGAAAAAGTGATGTTATCAACTGTTTGAGGTGCATTTAATACGGCTTGAGGTGAAATAGTATCTGTATTTAGTGGTTCGATATTATGCCCAGAGACCACGTATTCGTAGCCAGATCTGTAATCTACCGAGGTGATAGATTCAGTAACTACAGTCTTAGTTTCTTGTCTGCTGTTAAGAGTACCAGTTGAGAATGTAGGTACAACGGGAACAGCAGAAACGCTAGTTCCTGCAAAGGATATAAGCAGTAATAACTTATATATTTTATACACTAATTAACAGTTATTTCTGAACTTGTTTGAGCCGTAGCTGTAGTTCCAGCTCCTCCCGCAGTGATAGAAATTACACCAGAACTTAAGACAGAACCGTCTAAATCGCCTGCAACTCCACCGCTTGTGACAACAGTGTTTCCAAAAGCAGGCATGTCAGCGACTACACCTGTATGGACATCTACACCTGATCCAATCGCAGGAATAGCGTCACCTTGGAGCCAGCTTTCTTCAAAACTGAAGCTGCTGCCTACAGTGTTAACTTCATAAACGCCAACATCAAGTGTTGCTGCTGTTGTGGCTGTCCCTGCTGTTAACTTTCCAAAGTGTTCATCGGTTGTCACTTTCATGTTGTTACCAGAGACAGCGTAAGTAGATGGCACTCTAATAGCCTGTACTGCTGCACCATCAACCTTCAGGCTGGCTGATTGAGTATGTTTGATTGAGATGTCAGCGTTAGCTGGAGCTGCTAATAAAAGCAGTAGGGGAAGAAAGCGTTTCATGTAAGCTTGCCTGTTTGTGGATCTACTTCTTTACCAGAAATAGGATCAATGCGTGGTTTATCTGGTACTAACTTTATAGGAGTCTCGACTTTGATGATGGTATAAGGAACACCATTAGCAAACCCTCCTGCTGCTTCTGCCTTCTTCTTTTCTTCATCAGCTTTATACGTTCCATCACCTCTCTTTTTTGCTGTCTCAAGTCCAAAACTCGCCAGCGCACCAGTAAAAACAGATGCAATAAAAGTCGGATCTATGCGTTCTTGTTCACCTAAACCTGGGATCGTAACGTAATTTAAAGTCAAAATAAATCCACTCCAAACCACAACTCCTAAACGTACAAATGTAGACAAGACTTGCAGTTGTTCTTCTTTATCATCCAAGCCCTCCTTTAGTTTTTGCAGAGGATTTTTCTTTTTTGGTTCGTCTGCTTTTGTTTCGGCCATGCGGAAAAACTAGAAAACATAACTACATTAGTCATAAATGGTTAAAAAGTAATGAAATTCCTTTCTCAGGCACAAAAGGAACTAAT